ATGTTTGCTCCAGCTACGATAGAATCAACCCCACCCGTATTTGAATTTGAAGTTACTTGATAATTAGACATTCTTTCCTAAATATAGCTTATAAAAATTTTATCTATATCCTGTGATATAAAAACTTCCGGTTCCTGCTGTTCCTCTACCAAAAATAATTTGTCCCTGTCTTCCATTTAACGTGCCTGAAGAATACGAGGAATTATTTGAGTGATTAGTTTGTAAATCTAACACTAAACGTCCTCCAGCTTCTATGAAATCGTGTCGTGTTATCCCATCAAAACTAATTGTGACACCGACATTACTTGTATTTTTTAAAACTAAAATCTTGATGTCTTTTTGAAATCCATCTCCGGTGTAAATCTCGTAAGAAGCAGCTAAATTCATACCTGCATATGAACTTGTAAGAGATGCAGTGTTATACTCAGCCATTTCTATAGCTTGAAAAGATGACAAATCTTGAACCATTTAAATTACCTCGGTAGGTGTGATGACTTCTTCTTCATTTTTTTTATTTTCTTCTTGAGCAGCTTCCTTTGCTTTTTCTTCTACATTTACAACTACGGCCACAAACTTAGATAAAGCTTCTTTAATTTCAATCGTAGGACTATCACTATCACAGAATAAATTATAGACTCTATCTCCGATCTTATGCTCAAGCTTTACCATTTGTTTTATCATAATTTATCCTTTGAAAATTTAAGTTTTGTTTTTAATTAATAACTAAAAAAGTAAATGTAATATTAGCTGTCGATGTCGTAGCTCCTGTCCCATTCGTAACAACTATCGTAGAAGAAGTTGCAGCAACGTTTGTGTAGCTTTGGATAGATAGAGCTGAACCTGTAGTTGACCCAGTCATTGAATACAAAATGACCGTTCCTATAGCTGCGATGGTTGTATTGTTAATCACAAAACTTTGTGTGGCTCCAGCTGCTATACTCACACCTGTAAATGTAACGATTCCAACTCTTGCGTTGCATGTTTGGGGAGAAGCGCCCGAAACTACAGTTGCCGGAAAAAATAGACCATTTCCTGTTCCTGTAATTTCTATATCATTGTTAAAAGTAAAGCCAGCAGCTGATCCACCTGTAGAAAATGTAAGAGGTTGGCTGGGTGTCGAAGATAAAGAAATAGTTGCAGTATTTGTGCTTGCTCCAATTGCAAAACTAACCCCTCCAGCTCCTGCGTTACTTATGCTTAATGGAGTAAGCAAAGACCCAGAAGATCCTGAATGAGTAGCAACGGGAACCGACAAAGTAGTTGTCGATGGGTTGTATGTCAGAGAGCTGTTTACGTTTATTCCTAAGTTTCCACTTGTTGCACTTGCGAATAAAGGATAAAAAGTTGCGTTTGTTGAAACCGCTGTAATAGTGCTTGCTGAAGAAGCAGAATCAGAAACCCAATTTCCGGCTCCGGTAGTTACGTATAGAGTAGGAGGCGTGGTTCCTGTGTATTGCCAAACAGTATTTGCAGGGTATACATCTAATGTTGTAGGGATTCGATTTGCAAAAGGAATTGTGACGGGTCTTGTAAACTGATTTGTAAGAGCATCTAATGGATCTGTTGAAACCGATGAAACTGACATAATGAGATTTCCTATTTATTAATTTATAATCTTCCTATCACACAGTCGTACCTATCACAACCCAGCTGATTGTTGATGTTGAATCTGTAAGATCTGTGGATCTAACGGTGACTGTGTTTAGTGTAGCTACGGCAGAAAGTATTCCAGGTGAAGCCTTAGGAACTATATAACTTGGTATAATAATATCACCTGCAACAACCGAAGTTGATGGGAATGTAAAAACTCCGCTTGTTAAAATGCCTGTTCCTGCCGTTTGATTTGTTCCCGAACCTAAAGTAAGTTTTGATGCTGTTCCAAGTGTTAAACTTCCTGTAATTGTCGTGTATGGAGTAGATGGTGGAGACCCTGAAAATCCTACATTACCTAAAAATATAATGTTTGATGCTCTTACATTAGCGACATTAGTTCCCTGTATAGCAAGCAAACTTGATGTAGATAAAACGGTTGATGTTAAATCAAGAGGTGCCGACGATAAATAAGAAATACAAGGGTTTGCACCCGTAATAAATTTAGAGTTTGAAATCTGTCCACTGGCTGTACCTATTACCGCCAAAGGTTGATTAAATATAACATAATCGGCTGCAATGGTAGTTCCTGTTCGCGCAGTCCAAGGGCAATTAAGGACTATTTCTTGCAATATTACAGGGCCTGTTGTTGCCATTGTGTTTCCACTTCCGGCCCCCAAGGTTGCTGAAATAAAAAAGCAAGTGGAGCCACCTGAATTATCCACGTATCCGTTGTTTGTGCTAAAATCAGCTGTGTTATAGAGAATTAGATCTCCTGTCCAATTCGGTACATTGAAAGTAAATCCGTTTGTACAGTTAACACCTAGATTTGTAAGCCATAGAGAAGCTGTTCCTACTGCTGTGGAGCTAAATATATGAGTTGAGCTTGTAAGTAAAACGTTTGCAAAACAGAAAGAGCCTGTGCTAGGTGGGGTGTGCACTCCAGTGATAATTACACAGTTTCCAGAGGTTCCTGCATCAGAATTTCCTGTAGCTCCCGTAATAGAAGTGTTTCCGTACAAAGTTAAATTTTCTACATAAGTGCCAGGTTGAACCCATATTTGACCGCCACCCACTGCATTTGCTGCATTCAAAGCAGATTGAAGGGTTTGATATCCTGCTTGTCCTGCTGGGCCAACCACAAATCTTGTTATAGGAAAATTTCCTGATCCAACTACAGAAACCCAATTCCCTGCGCCAGATGTAACATAAAGAGTAGGGGGTGTTGTTCCTATGTACTCCCATGTAGTGTTAGCAGGATACACATCTAGTGTTGTAGGAACTCGATTTGCGAATGGAATTGTGATCGGACGGTTATACTGATTTGTAAGAGCGTCTAAAGGATCTGTTGAAACTGACGAAACTGACATAATAAAACCTCTTTTTTTCTTTAACGTTACATTTGTCAAGCAAACATTAGTAAAGAAATAAGTATAGATTTATATGTTTTCGTATTTTTTGGCTGGCATTACAACAAGCACTTCCCAACCTGCTTTTTTGCAGATTTCGAGGTCCTTACGCGTCATAGATTTTGATTTCATAAGAGAACACAAAGTCATTGATAATGAGTTACATGGGTAGAACCTTTCATTACCATATGCGCTATGAAGAATCACTTCCACAGAGTATCTATTAGCACTCATATTGAAGCCTTATATTAATTGCTTTAATTTACGGGAATTTTCTTTTTATGACAACCTCATTAATGTCAACTGGGGTTTAGTCTTTTTTAGACCCAACCCCATCCATTATTTCATTTTGACTATGGGGGTAAATCAAGTTCAAGAATATATATGAAAGAGTTTTATACTTTACCCCATTACTAATAAAATAAAATTGACTAAGTGGATAATAACACACTGAACCCCATGTGTGATTTTAAAAAGAGAGTTGAATTTTTATATAATAAAATAGATTAGAAAGGAATAATTTATGTAGAAACGCAATAAATAGGAAAATGATGACTGAAAAATCTAAATTTTTTACCGTAAAACAATTTGCTAAAAAAAATCGAGAACAAGGAAGCTGGCCTGATAGCGAATCTTCTATTTGGGCAATTCGTCATGAATGTCCCGAAAATGGATTTTCTGATTCTTTTATTACTATTGGAAGAAGAGTTCTCATTGACGAAGATAAATTTTGGGAATTATTGAGACAAACAAGTAATAAATGATTTATGACAACTTCTGATATGCAAATCCTCCAGCTTTTAGAAGAGCGTTTACCGCAGCCCCTAAACTTGGGGTAACTCCTTTATGCCAAGCGTGATACCTATTCTGTCCAGAAGTCTTAGGCCCGACTCCTCCTCTCTCCAAAATTTTAAATATGTATTCAGGTACGCCTGCGTAAGAATAAACTGGCCCTTCGGCTTGAGGATATGGGCCGTGGAATTGCACTTTTAATTCTTGAGAATCTGGGTCATAATAGAAACCGTTAACATTTGAGCTTGGATATTCAGAAGAAGGTAGATTTAAGTCTGATCCATTTCCAATTCCAATTTCCGCTTCCTGTTCTTGGATCAATTGAATAGCTTCTTGAAACAAAGTCAATACTTGAGCCATTTCCTCTTCAGATAACTCATCAGCTAGCTCACCTGCCTGTTGCATCAGAGATTGAAGAAGATCAATTACTTCATCCATTATCGATTCCTAAGTCCTTGTAATGCTTGAGTAAGCTGGCTAAGACCAGCTAAAAATTCCTGCTTTCCCGAACCTTGACCTTGTTGTTGCTCAGGTTGACCGTAACCACTAAATCTACTTTTTACGATGTCAATAAAAGGCATTCCTGTTTCTTGTTCCGCTGCTGCAATGATTGGTTTAAATGCTGTATTGGCTCTTGCCGTGCTTACCGCTTTTTGAAGTGGCTCTCCTTTGCTAACTCTACTTTCTATAAATGAAAATAGTTTATCTATTCCGTTCATGGCAGATGAACCAGGTTGGTTTTGTTCTTGGAGTCCTGCTCTAGATAGTGGAGATGGTTGTTTTGTTTGAGTTTGCATTTGAGGTTGCTCTGATTCATTTTCTGTAACCGATTGCCCTAAAACATTTGATAATCCTCCGAAAGCCCCTAATCCACCGGCTGTTGCAAGACCAGCTGTTGCTAATTGTTTTAGTGTTCCGGCTCTTTGTTCACCTTGCTGTATTTCTTGGGCAGCTACTCTTTCATCTGGACGAAGAGTTCCTTTTTTTACACCTTGGGAAAGTCTTGACTTTTCAGATTCAATGACAGGATTTTGAAATTTATTTCTCAAAAAAGATAAAGCTGCTGTAGTACCTATTCCGCTTTTGGTTGCATTTGAAAAGAATTTTCCCATCCTGGGATCAACTTTAGATAAACCCTTTTCAGCTAAATTTTCGGGAATTAATTGATGTAAAAGCGATTTCATTTTATCAATCATTTTATCTCCTCAAGAGGGTTCATGCCAAAAAATGTGTAAAGGAAAATATCTGCAATATTTGGATTAACGGGTTTATAATCATCAAATTCTCTTACTTGACGCGGATTTAAATTATCTAAATAGTTATCTTGTATGTAATCTAAGACGGCTACGTCATCTAATCCTTTCCTGTGTAGTTGTAGTCCTATAGAAAAAATACTGTCATCCGGTTTAATATTTCTTCCAATCTCATCTGCTAATTTTAATTCTTTTTCTCTTGATCCAATTCCTCTGCCACCAGGTCTTCCTTTCGTATTTGCGATAAGATTATTGACTTCTTTTGTTAGAGGATAAGCAAGGTTTCTGGCATAGTGTTTCGATAAATCTTGAGTGCTTTGAACTTCATTGGCAAATTCTTCTAATCCTCCAACTTCTTCATAAGCCTCTCTCTGCGATTTTAATTGTTTTAAAGCGTTACTAGGGCTTAGTTGAAACCATTTAGCAGATCCCGTCTTTCTTAAGTTTTGATGAGCTTGGGCAAGGCGCAAAGCTTCTTGAGAGTATTTACTTGCAACTTGATTTGGATTAGCGCCAAGAGCAACTTCTGACTTTGCTTTATTTAGTAATTTCTCTTGCAGCTCGCCACTTAAGTCTATAAAGGTTCCTTCAGGACTTTTTTGTAATTTTTTTTGTAGAATGTTATTAAATTCATTCTCAACTAAATCTTGTCTACCTTTAAAAGCTAAATCTCCTTGCACTCTTTCATTATCTTGTTTGTCTATGTAGGCTCTTGCTTGCTCAGGATCTAAAAACCTTCCTTGTCTAATTAGTTTAGATGTTTCTTGTTCTTTTTGCTGAGGAGTCATTGGCTGAAGATAGTTAGCTCCACGAACTTGCTGATTTAATGGAATTTCGCCTTGTGATTGAGAAGACGCTTGCCCTGCTTGACGAGTTACCGTAGGAGCTTCTACATTTTCAATATTTATTTGCGGTTGCCTTTGCTCATTCGATCCTCTATCAGCATTTTGTAAATAAGCTCGTCTTTGTTGCTCTTGTTGTAACAAAGGAAGATATTGTGATAATTGCTCTGGGCTAAATCCACTTTTTAAAAGATGAGAACTTTGTTGCAATGGAGTTAAATTGCTCTGATTTGCAATTCTTTCAAGTCCAGAAGATAGCCTTCCTCTTTCTATCTCTTTAGGTAATTGCTCGCTTAAACCCTGTGCAAATCCCTTTCCTATGCGCCCTGCTATGTTCCCACTTTGCTCTATGATTTGAACCAATTTGCACCTCTACATTTGCGGTTTACTAAACATTCCACCACCAATCGCTCCGCCTATTGGGCCACCAAACGCAGCTGCTGCTGCCTGTCCGGCTACAGGAGCCACTTTTTCCAAAAATCCAGGTCTTCTAAGATATAAATTCTCATCAAACTGACCAAGACCTTGCCCACCGAGAGACTGTAGTCCTTGCGCGCCTTGCTGTCTTAATTGCGCTCTAAGAGAGCCAAGTCTTTCGGATAAATCAGCTCCTGCATTTACAGCAGCGTTTCTAAATCCGCTTGAAGAAAGCCCTCCTGATCCCATACCTGCAAACTGCTCGCTAAGATCGGGAATGGTTTGTTCTCTGAATCTTCTCAGTTCTGGATTTTGCATCTGATTAAATGTGTCATTGTCATTGCTAAGAAGATCTCTGTAGTAGTCAGCAGAATCCCCAAAAGAACCACCTGCCCCTCTGCCTTGATTGGCTTGAAGAAGTTGATTGTAAAGGTTTTCTTGTCCTGGACGTAATTGAGAAATTTTCTGAATTTTATCTTTTTTTCCAAATAAAAAATTTCCTTGCTTTCTTCTTCCTTTCTTTGTGAAAAGACCAAGCGGTGTGTAATCTAAAAATCCCATAATTTATCTCCTACAGTTCTTGTAAATACTCAACCACACAAAATGCACGATCAAATGCCTGAGGCGAGGTAATTACTATTTGTGTTGCATTTATAAGCACATCGTTCGGATTAATATTTCTCGCAGTAAACGTGCTTGAATTTGTTCCTGCTACCCAGATGTCAATCAAAGTAAAGTTTGCATCAAATGTTATCCCATGAGAAACGCCTGCATTCAAACCTGCTGATAACGGGCCTACATTTATAACTTTTCTAAGTACTTGTCTAAATTGCCCTGGGTTATTTCCTGCAATTGTAGCTCCAGGAATAAAAGATTTTCCTGAAAGAAGCTCTTCATCAAGAAAAAACCCAATCTCTTTCACATTTAGAGAATTTGTAATCTTTTTTAGTTGCTCTACAATAAATACTCTTGCTTCATCCCATTGCTCAGGAACTGCATTGTATACCGGTACATATGACTCAAAAATCTGGCTATTGTTCGGATCAAATGTCATTAATAACCTATTGATAACCAAAAATGTGTTGAACCTACGGCATTTGTAATTATATTAAATCCATTAACTGTACCTGCGTCAACATTACAATTAAAAGATGGGCTGTTTACGTTTATTATTGCTGTTTCAAATATAAATCCATTTGGATACGCAAGTAATCCTAATCCAGCATAGTTCACAGGAAATGTAGTTGCGTTAGGGACTACTTTCCCAAATTTAATTATAAACCCCCCTGGAAGGAAAGTGCTTCCGGATGTGCTAAAATCTCTAATAGGATTTCCAGTAGTCATCTGAATGACAGAGCCATTGCTAGCACGTCTCATAAATAGTTCTGGAATTGCTGAAACAAGCTTGTCATATATGGCTATTTCCCCTGCTGCCGTAGTAGGGTCTGACTGATTTACAAGATGTACTGCTTTGTGCTTTCCGTTGTTTGCTGTTAGATCAGAAAACGCATAATGGTCGACAGCAAAACTTGTATCCAGTTGTTGATTATTACCAAGAAGTTGACCTTGAGAATTACTCTGATCATCTGTCGGTTGAGGGATGTTGGGTAAAAATACCATAATTAAGCTCCTAATGCCAGTTTTCTGCCGGCTGTTCGTAAATATAAAATTTGCGCGTCTATCTGAACATCCGACTCTTGCTCTGTTCCTACTAATTGCGTATTAGAAAGAGTCCATTCAATTGTTATAAAGTTTCCTCTTACAGGACAAATCACTCTTTGCCAATTTTTTGAAGATGAGATGCCGCCATTTTGTGAAGTAGGAACTGTAGAGTTAAAGAATGGGTCAGGTAAATTCGTTGAAGGATTAATGTTCTGCGGTAAAATATTAATGGGAGAGTTGTCGTTGTAATCTAAGTAAAGGTTGAGGGAAATAGCGCCTTCCGATGTTGAATTAACAAGTAAATCAATAAATCCAAGTTGTATATTCTGACCTTGATCTAAGAAATTAAACTTCTTGCTGATGATACTAAATCCATCACGAATTGCGATTTGCGCTCCGCCAATGTAAGTGCCAGGTGTGTCAAGCTCAGGTGTGTCAAAATCCCCCGTAAAAGGGTTAAATTGCCACAGCTGGAAGTTGTCCTTATCTACTATGATAACTCCAAAGATACCATCGTTAATATTAGCGTAAAATGGGTCGGTTGTAGCAAGACCCGTGATCTTGATAACTTGTCCATTCTGCAAATTGTGATTTACGCTTCTAATTACGGTCGGAGTAGTCGTATTTCCAGTGATATTGTAAATGTAAAGACTTACATCGTTAGAAACTTTTGGCTCTAAGTTAGAAGATAGATATTCAACATACCCCTGCTGATTACCACCAACAATTGATGGAAATTGAGCCGGTACATCAGTCCATGGAAAGTTTGCTTGTGACCAAGGGTATGTAGCAGAGGCCCAAGTTCTTTGCACCGGACTTTGATATGTACCAAGTGTCGTTAGTGAATCGGTAAATATTGCCCAGGAGTCGTTTTCGTAATTATAGACAAGTCTTCGATTAGGAAATATAGTAGAAAACCCACTCCCTGGATTATAAGGATATGTCCAATAAGCGAGTCTTTGCTGAATATCTCTAATACCATGAACCCTGGCAGATCCATTATTTGAATTCCTAAATTGATAGATTAAATCAGGAATTTTTATATCAATTCTTTCGGATTTATAGCTATCGCATTCAACAACGCCCTTATCACCGATTCCAACAAGAGATGTATCAAATTGAACGGCGCTAAATGTGCTTTCTGCGCCCAGTTCGCTATTTACTTTCTCAATTTGAAACGGAGCTATTGATCTTTCTACATACCTAAGCTGCCATGTGCTTCTTTCGCAATAGATGACTAGATTGTCTCTAACAAATCCCACTGATACAATGTTTTCAGATGTAGGGATATCAAGATATCCTCCCTGACCTCTTATATCATCACGCCAAGCATTTGGATTTACACCAGAAGGAAATAAAGCGCTTACATCGGAAATAGGAGTGCCGATTGCAGCCCATCTGATTCTTTGTCTTTTTTGCACAGAACTTGCAAGGTTTGCCCCTTCAAACGTGTTGAATGTTACAAGTCTTCCCCTAAAAGGAAGCATTGCCAAACACTGGTTTAGTCTGTCACCTGATGCATTTATGGTAGGCGCAAAGTCAACCCAAGCCGAACCGTCTGTATATCTGATAGGGTCACCGCTTACACCAGAAAAATTAGTCACCCAAAAGATTTTAGAGTTAGGGTTTGGACTACCAGAAGGTGTAATCCAAAAATTAGTTGACCAGAAGAAATTAGAATCTGTTCCAGTCCATGTAGTTCCTGGTATAAACTCTTGCCAGCCTGCATTGTAAATGTAAGCGTATGTTTGATCAAAAGCTACAAGCTGCTCAAAATTGATGTTGTTTAGCTCTCTAGATCTAAGACCCATAACAGGCAGACTAGCATAGTAGCCAAACGTAATAGTTGAAGCAACTCCAGCCCCTGCCGTGTGAGTAAGTGTTACTGATCCTGTGCTATAATTAATTGTACCACTATTTCCTCCTGTAGGACTTGTAAGTGTACCATCACCCTGGTCAGTGAATGTAATAGCTCCACCACCGCTTCCGATCACAATTACAACGCTACCAGGGACTATTTGAGCATTAGGCTGAGTAATTGCAGGTATAACTGTAGAGAATATTGTAAACGTCCAAGGAGATGCGCCAGATGTGGAAATAGACACGGCAGTAAAATTTCTTCTGAGTCTTCCGAGTAAATCGTAACCCTGTCTTCTTCGAATTCTTTCTCTCCAGATATAAGCATTTTCTAAAACGGGATAAGCGTCATCAGGCAAAAGAAAATTCTCACGACCTTGTACAAGTCCTGTTGTATTTCCTGTTATGTGAAGAGGCTCATACGCTCCCATCAATACCACCCTTGTCCAAAACCGTTATTCGATCCTTGATTTGGTTGCGTACCTGCGAAAATTGTCCCATTCCTGCTGTTAATCTCTTCAGTTGCCTGTCTCTCTAAAACAAGACCTTCTTGCCTTTTAAACCCTTCCATTAGATTTTCTACGCCTTCCATATCTTGTCTTTGGCGTAGTATCTCCATAGACACCCCGTATGCTATGTACTGAACCCATTGATTGAGTATTGGGCTGTCTGTGGTTTGCATAAACTGTACTGGAGTTAGGTAAGTTTCCACTTCGATCTTATGAATAAGCTTAGGAATCGGTCTCACACGAAATTCATTATTCCAAAACAAAAGTGAATAGGGTCTTCCTGTCTGATATTGGGATACCCACAAAGTCATCGTCTCACCCTGCGCTGGTATCACACTTCCTGGAGCTAATGCGAAGTTAACAGTAAATACTCCAGTGACGTAATTCACAGTGCCGATATTTGTAACAGTTAATAGACCAGGGTTTCCTGTGTTTAAGTTATACATGCCAGGAACTGGGGGTGTTTGTGTAATCGGAGGAACTGACACTACAGCATTTGGCACTACATACTGGAGATTGCCATTTCCATCATCTCTCACGCTAATCGCATTACCGTTAGTATCGGTACCTCCTAGCACTACTTCTTCGCTTAAGAAAGGTCCTGGTATAGTAAATGTAAAAGATTGTGTTACCCCATCTCCTGCGATCGGCTGAAACTTAGTAGGAAATCTAGGCCATAAGTTGTAGAATTCATTCCTATCTTTGTAAAAATTCCCTTGGATACCTTCTACATAAACTGGGGATCGAACGCCCTGATTGTAGTTTACATCAAGCGGATATCTATCAATGTAAGGTCTTGTGTAGAAAGTATAAACAGATCGCATCTGATCAAGTTTAATCGCGTAGGGGAAGTCTGCTGAGTAGAATGTATTGACCTGTTGCTGAATATCTGCGCTTGGCAATGTAGATTCAGAAGACGATGCAGTCAGCCGCCTTACCAGCAATTCGATCTGGGCGTAAGTGTTATTTGCTTGTACAACGGCTGACATATATACCCCTTATTAAATTTCTGCCGAATAGAATCTATGGAGTTTCTCTCCAGGCCCGTCTTTCTTAGTAGGAACCCCGTTTCTATCCAAAATCTCGCTTCTTTGCGCTAATTCAGGTTGGCTATTTACTTCATAAATAAGACCTTTTGGCACTGTATAAACGTGATTGTGGATAAATCTCCATGTAGTGATAGGCTGCCCTTCATATTTCATGTACGGACGCTCTAATCTTTCATTTGCGCCTTTAGAATTGATGTATATAACCTTTTCAAGCTTTTCGTCCTCTTTCTTCATTTTTTTGAGAGATTCACGAAAATTTTCATCAAAACGTTTAAAGCCTGTATCGGGTACAGAATTACTTACTGTATTAATAAGACCGTGTTCTATTCCTGATGCTGTTCTTTGAGTTAAAGACATGTTTTTCCTATTGTTTAGTTTCCGACCTGTCCATTCAACGCGTGGAATGGAACTATTTTTAAATTAGTGTTTAAGTTAGTTAAATTCCTGCTTCCGGCAGGAGATAATGTAGCCGGTCTTTCTAATGTAAACCCTGATCCAGGAAAGACAAATGGGTCAAATTTCGTAGAGTCTATATCGAAAGTAATCTGTAAATTAGTCTGATCAACTGCAAGTATTTTTCCGGTAAGTGTGTTGAGTTGAAACATTCCGTACGTGTAAGGGATGGTGAAATAAGCCAATTGGTCTACTACATAACTGTTAGCAGTTGTTACCGTAACAACCATTGGGCTTGAGTTTGTAATTGCTGAAATAACTAGAAATGTTGGTACTACAGGGCTTGGTGGCAAAAATGTGTTTGCTCCTTGATATGTAAGTATTGACATTTCTTATCCTTAAATATAGGGGGAAGAAATTTCCTCCCCCAAAAAACTAACTTCTAGTTTTCGAACTTGTACGCTGCCCAATTAATTACATCATTGTTTGCTCCAGCTGGGGAATTAGCTCCGCCTGCCAAGAACATAAATGGAGTAATTTGACCCGAATGGAATGGAGTCAATGCAAACTCATACCCTGTGTATACGTTTGTAATTGGGTTATATGTAGTAGAAGAACCGGCAGGTGCAAATGTCGCAAACAGCTGAGCTGTTGGAGAAAGTGCAGAAGCTGGGTATGTAAATGCAGTGAATGCAGATACATCTATATCTACCACAACGTTATAAGCTGCTGTATTTGTTGTTGCAGCTCTGTTAAGTGCGGTAATAGTTCCTGTAAGTTGATTTATTTGTGTCATTCCAAAAGAAGAAGGAACACTAAAATGAATCTTGTTACCAACTACATAATATAGAGACGGATCAACAGACACGCTAATTACAGCTCCGGCTAAAGGAGTTGCTAGCACTGACGCAGGAGAAATGTTTGTAATATACATTATCTCTGGGTCTACTGCTGCGTTCTTAGAAACACGTCTTGTAAAGCCTACTGTCAATGCTGAAAAACCGTTAGCAACTGTAGCAGGTAATCCAAGAAGTGTATAACCTGTCCCCGAAACAGAAGAAATTTGAAATTTCATTCCGCCCAAAGTTAAATCGCCTGTTGTGTTGTAGAGATATACCAAATCTCCATTCGAATAAGTGTTAGTCTGAGTAACAACAGCTGGGTTAGCAGCAGTCATTGTCAAACCACTTACGTTCGCAGCTTCGATAATCGGAGCTGTTGTGTAGTAAGTAAAACCATTCGATGCTGTAGCTGTAGCAAAAGAATCGATCAGAATCGCTGAAGATGCTGCTTTTCTCCATCTAAGTCCTCTATTTGCAGCTGATGCGCCAGGCCCGAATTTAGAGCCAAACCATTCGCCACCTACACAAACTGTAGGAGCTGCAGCTGCGTACTGCGTGATATTCCATGTTTTGAAATAATCAGCAGAGCTTGGAAGAGGGATAGATACCCCCGCTCCTGTTGAGGTGAATGAACCACCTGTGATAATTGTAAAAGCCATAATTTACCCCTTATAGTCTTTGAGTTACGTTTAGACCAGTCACCCAGTTTTGGTTAGTGATCGCTCTCGCAATCGCAAACTTAGCGTAGAGTTGGCTGTTTTGTGCAACTGACGAAACAACGTAAGGAGGTCTATATCCCAACACTGCCGAATAGTTGTTTTGCTCGATTTTTGCAGCAGCTTCCATGCCATACATTGGAATTGTATAGACGGTTTGTCCACCTGGTTGAGAGATTCCAGGAATCTTCGCGGCTTTAGAGCTGACAAAGAATCTAAATCTGGAAACAGAGCAATACTCTTCTGGTCTCAATCCCTGCTGGTTTGGATATGCGTTCTTTAAAAGAACACCCTGCACGTTTTGAAGGTCAGGTGTAATATCTGTAGAAGCAAGTGCTATAAACGCATCTCGAGTAGGAGCTGTTGCAAACTTAAGATCTGCATCAATTCCTTCAAGCATTGTTCTTGCATCATTACCAAGCAAAATACGTTCGATGTTGTTCACATCATTACGAGAGATTTCGCTGGGCTGCTGGCCGTTGATACCCCCGACTGCGTTTAAATAACTTACGCTTGAAGCGTACAGGTCACGCATTAGCAAATCTTCCTTCTCTCTCATCCCTAAAAAAATTTTTTTACAATTTTTTTCTGTTACTTTTGTGACCCTGTGTAATCATTACACATTGGCGGTGCAACTTCTTCGAATCGCACTCTCTATGTTTCCATAGAGTTCAGACTATCGCTTACCCTATTTCTAGAGTCCCTCTCACTTAGTCGTTCACGGTGGCTTTCGCCTTCCGCCCTGTTATCCGTCTGCTTTAAGCAGCGAGGACGTCCAAGTCAATCAGAGTGGGTTTAAAGTCAGCAGATAATGTTAACTGACCTAATAATGCAGTGAACTTTGTAAGAACCTTATCGTTCTCATACAAAGTAACTTGCTCATTTATGACTACTGTCTTAGCATAAATTTCTGTTGTAGCATCAATATCAGTACGTACGACAACTTCAGGAGCTGGATCAATACCAGAACCATCAAGTTGACCGCCTTCTGTTGATAGACGCTCATATCTCGACATACGAGTAGTTTTACCGATGTGCGCTTCAGCATAGTGAAGGTCAGCACCAAAGGAGTGAATTAAATTGAACATTGGCGTGCTTAAGAGATCTTCGCTAAATTGTAGCGGAAGCTCCGGAGCCATGTTCTGAATGTTTGTGATACCTGTAGTAGAAACAGACATGATTATTCCATCGTTAAGTTATTAATCATGTTTGATGGCCAAATCAAACTAAATTAAGCCTTACGATGGTCAGCCGTATATTGAACCTGAGAAGAGCCACTTCTCGATTAAGCTAAAATAAAATGTATATAATCAAATATTAATTATCAATATTCTTATCTGGAAACGGAAAGTCTTCTGCATACATCCACCAGTAGTTTGGCAAAAGATTTTCTTTCTTGCAGTAATTTATGTATTCATTCCAATCTACACCATGTGAGTCATATTTTCTCATTCCTATTGGATAATGTCCTTCATATGGAGCATCTATCTGAATGATTTCCCTTCCATCTTCAGGCTGACAATCTAATATATGATTCCATTTCATTTCCCACCCCTCATGACGCGTTGCATCCGGTTCCAGTTGTCTTTTCTTCTTTGATCATCTAACATCACTGGAGCATGATCGCTTGTTGTTGTTACACCAGGAACTGACATGGCTTGAGGTTTAGAAAAGTTCTTTTCAGCTTTTTTCTGGTCTTTGTTATTAGTTGCGTTGGGCAAGAATCTCTTCACAGCCTTGTATACATTAGACCATTTATCAAATGAATCTGGTGCGTTCTTAAACGCTGCTGCAACTTCAGGATAGTGATATTCAAGATAGTCTAAATTCTCTTCAGAGCATACTTGATCAAAGTCATTATATGTTTGCGCTAAGCGTTGAGGAAACTCAGCATGTTCTCTTCGTACTCTTTCTTCTTCTGCTTTCTGTCTTTCTTTTGCAAGTGCTGCATCAATCTTCTTCTGAATACGATCTTCTTCCGATTCATCTACATCGTAATTATTAACAGAGTTGTTAACGGGTTTATTGAGTAACGCTTCCATCGCAGCTTTGAGAGCTTCAGCCTCGGCAGTTTTTTGAGCTGCTCGTCTTTCCGCTTCTTCTTTTTGCTGTCTTTCTACTCGTCTAGCTTCTTTAAATTTACGCCAATCAATTTGCTGCGGATTTTCTTCCTCTTTTGATTCAACAGGTTGATTGTTTTGGGGTTGCGCTTGAACTGCTTTTTCTTCTATATTTGTTTCAACTTGTTCTTCCATGATGGGCTCCTATGTCTGATGATTCTGAATTTGATGTTAAAGAAGAGCTACAAAAGAATTTAGCTCACTATCGTCTCACTATGAGTTATCTTGGGGCTAATGCTCCAATCGGCGTTTTATGTTTACCCAACGTTATCGAAACTATTCTCGTCAAAGACGGATGTGTCAGGGTATATGACCTTATTAACCGCGATCTTAGTAAAATCAAAGGGCTCGGGGCTAATAGGCTTGACTTGCTCAGGACTCGACTTGATGAGTTCTTCACGATTGGCATTTAGATATTCTGTTTCAGATAGCATAGTAATACCGTGTTGTTTGCGTATGTAAGGCCAAAATTTAAGCTTGAAGAATGCGTCGCACCAGCCTTTCATTTCTTGATATTTTTTATGCACATAAGACATTTCGGATAGCTCTGCCATTGTTAGCGCGTTCGGTAATGTCCAAAGTCTTTTAGTGAATTGTTGTTTTGTTTTGTTATACAGAAAAACTGCTTGGTTAGGTCTAGGAGAGGGTAGATATAAAAAGGCAAAGAACTTCCGTCTCATCACATTATGAATGAGTGGATCTCCAGCAATAACATAACCTACGCAGTATTCATCTTCGTTAAATATTGCTTCGTGACGATAGGCGCATATCATAAGTTCTTTTGCTATATCATCTGTAAGAGCATGACCCACTTCCAAAGCATCATACTTCGTAGTATCGCTGGCTGCCTTCACGGACTGCTCGCCAGCGGTTTTACGTTTTCTTTTCATCAATGATCTTCTTTATTTACTTTTTCATAAGTAGTTTTACGCATATCAGAACGTTTTGGAGCAAAATCAGAACCTTGAGTAGCATACATGTTCCTAGAAGGTTCATTAGTACTATACATTTTTTCCCAATGGACATTAGTTACCGCATTTTTACTTCCTGAAGATTTTTTACCTGCCATAGAAACCTCTCGGCTTAGTATTTCATTTTGTTCTTTTTAACGTAGCTTGCAAGAGCTTCGTTTGCGCGATCTAGATCTTGTGGGTTGCCGAACTCAGTTGCATACTTCTCATTAGATGTATGTCCAAGTTTGCCTTCGTTTCTTTCAAATTGATGGGCAGGCATTTTTGCGCTGCGCATTCCGCCATTTTTCTTACTATCCATATATCCTCCTAGGATGCTAATTTTTGACTGTCTGGGTTATTGGCAATTTTTATAGCTTGTGCCAACTCAAAAGCTTCTCTGATCTGATTAAACTGAACGTCTTCAAGCTCCATCGCAAGTTTCACAAGATTTAAGTCGGACTCAATCTCTTTGTGTTCTGCGTTTGATTCAAGTTCATGTACTTTAGCTATGCTTTCTTGAGCTTTAGCATATTTAAGTGTGTTATCTGCTTGACTCTTCTCTTGTTCTGATTGAGCTTGTGCTTGTGCTTGTTGATTTTGCTGCTCAACTTGCGCTGCCATGTCTTCCATTACTTGCTTTTTGTTAGTAATGAATGCTGCTTCAAGAATGGATTTGTCAGCGATTGGAATTCCCATTTCTTTGAAGTGCAAGAGTTGTTGGAGTTCCATCTGTCTTTGTGTAGTAGAGTAATTTCCTTCTTCGACAGCCACTGCATATTTAAGAGAGTGAGTTGTGAAGAATCTTGGATCGGGTTCATGACCAAGGATACTAGTAATTTTACCTTTACTGAAGTTCTTACGAATCGCTTGTAAACGAATTTTGCCATAAAGTCTTTGACTGTAATCTAGCTTGTCGAAAATGGTTTGAAGAGTTGTAAGACCTGCTCCTTGTCGTAGCATAGATAAAATACCAGATTGATCGTCTGACGCTGCGCCCAAAAGTTCTTCATTTACACCGGAAATTCTAGTGATGTCTTCAGAAAGTGATCTAGAAAGCTCTATCATCGATGCAGGAATACCAGGAGCTTCTATACGCTGTGCAACTTCTTGAATGTTCCTTCCTGCTTTAACAGGCACGAGAAAGCCTTGTCCTGATTGTCTAAATGCCTTCGGATCTACTACTCCGTCTACTTGATAAATCCAACCTGAATTGATTTGAGATTGAAGAATATCAAGCTCAATAACCTTGCGCATGTTGTACAAATATTGCGCATCGCGAAGATTGCGAACTATACCGTATTGTCTCCACTGATATGACTGTATATCGGGCTCTCGATAACAGCACACTGGGACGAAAGGATAATTATCAATATTTAGTAGATTTTTTTCGTGATAGACTATCTTGCCAGCAAGTGATATGACAAGTTTAACAGTTGGCACTTGAGTCTTGCGAGTGACAAGCCAAGGTTGCATCTTGAGAAGTTGTTGCATCTCGTCTTTAAGCTCTTCTTCATCTTCTTCCCACTCGACAGATTCACCCGTCTTAGGATCTAAGATAAGAGTTGCTTCTCTGCTTGTTCTGTAATGAAACTCATCGTACGTGAATAGCTGATTAGTTTGTAGATTGAGTAGCTCTGCTTGCAGAGGAAACCTGCCATCTTTCATCGAAGCTGGTTTCATTCTATCGATTTCTTTCCCGTATCCAGGAAGTAATGCTTTAGATTGAGACTTATTGACCCAACGTCTTCTCCAGATTCCATTGCAGTCGGTCAAGTCTTGCTTGCGCCAGTAAGAATCTATGAGAACATTGTTATAACTGACGCAATCAGTAAAAAGATCGCCAGAAACAGGATCAAGAGTGTAATCAGGATACAAATGGAGCATAGAAAAGCCAGTGTCGAGGGCTCCTTCGAACGCTTGCGAAAGATATTCTTGAAACCCATCTCTATCTTCACTCCATTTCATTACTTTATTAAAGTCATCGGCCAAAGGGTCTGCGCCCTGCTGGTTGGGAACTGTGATTGTAGACTTACGATTTTGTCTCTGTCTTCCTGCAATCATATTGATATGACGCATGATTAGATTAAAAAAGAAACGACGAGATTGATAGAATTGATTGTCGCCGTATATCATTGACCAGAGAGTCTGATCGCCGACTTTAAAGCGCTTGTCGATGCTGCCTTGTATCCAGAAAGCAGAATTGCTTGGATAGTTACCCTGATAGAATGAGTCCATCATTTGCTTCAAATGACTTGCACCTACGTCTGATGGATCTATATATCCTAGACTTAGCGAGCTAGCATCATACGAACCCATTGTAACCTAAAATTTTTAATATGATGGCAGAGTAGTAAAATATTTATTTAATGTAAATAGCCTAAAGTTAATTTTTTAATTCTGTGGAATTTATAACTGACAGTAATGACGTTCAGGGCAGGAGTTGAACCTGCATTTATATTTCTATAAGTTTTGCTCTTTTGTTAAACTACCCTACTAGTTGTTTTCTTTTAGCAAATTAGAGAATTTATTAAAAGAATTTCTAACTACCATCGAAACATATGTGTAGATTTGACTTCTTAAATTACTTCTAATTGATTCTAATTCAATTTCAGTGAAAAAACAAGAAAGAGGGATTTTACCATTTTTTATTTCAAAAATAATTTCTTGTTTTATTTTATTATGAACATGATCATAAAGACCTTTCATTTTTTCATGACAAATTTTAGCTGCAATTTCTTTTACTCGATCTTCATTCATTAATAATACCCCCCAGGACTTTGATTAAATATGTCAGGACTATCCCCATATACTTTTCTTCTAAGTTGTTCAATAGTTAGATTCTCATCAGGATGATATAGTTCTCCGGTGGGGAATGCAGAGGCTATTGCATATCTAAGAGCGTCACAGATGTGATCATTCACTTTAACTGGTTTATCTTCTCCTCTATCAGCTGCTTTAGAATCCCATTCGTACGATGCTAAATGCTCTCGAAGCGTAGTGCATCCTTTCTGAATTACTAGGTTCTTTCCTGATATAAACTTAGATACAATCTTAATTCCTAAAATCACGTCGTTAGTAGCATCTATAACCGGAAGATCATTTTGTCTTAGCTCAAGCTTAAGACTTGCTGCTGCCGGATCAACATAGATTGCTCTAATACTCTTATAACCAATGAACTCTTTGATATCTTTGACAAGCTCGAAGTCTGTTTTAGATCTGCCTTTCTTAGATGAATCCCAGTAATACTCAGACTCGACAGCAATTTGAGGCCATTGATTCGGTGTAATTGCACATAGAACAGCAGCAGTTGCGTTCGTAGTGCCGTAATCGACACCGACAATGTAGTAATTCGGATTGTTTCTAGGATTTTCATACAGATTCATTTCGTCAAAGTTGTCGTATATAGCGCCGTGAGCTGCTGCCCATTCTCCTAAAATTAGACGACGATAGAATATTCCAGAGAGAGATGCCTTTGTATCTTTTATGTATGCAGGATCAAGACTTGGGTTGTCTTCAATATTAAAGTCCCAGTGAACCAAGTCTATTTCTTTTCCTCTGTCAAGATATTCTTTCTTAAGCCAGTGAGCTGGGCCCTCAGGGTTTCCGGTCGCTAATAGCTGCGCGCCTGGCACTCTAAGACGAGTGACAAGCATAGACCAAGCTGGATATGGCATTTTTGGAGCTTCGTCAACATATGCAATTGCGAGTGTAGATCCTTGTATAGATGAAACAGCTCTCTCGTTGTTACATCCGACAAAATAAATTCGTCTTCCGTATAGTTTAGCTTCGTTAGTCTTAGAGCTTGGAGTTGGAAATCCCATCCGATCGTATAAATCTTTAAGAATGTTACGCTGAATTGATTCTCTTGATACTCCTAAAATCATGCAGTCACCTGCCGGCGCGTGTTGAATTAAGTGTATAAGTTTATCGATAGATGCGTAAGTCTTACCTGAGCTGACTGCTCCTATCCATAGATTGAATCTGTGAGTTGCTTCGTTGTAACTCTGGATTTGTTTTGGACTTAAGATCATCTAATTCTTTTTTAAGTTTTTGCATTTCATATTGAGAAGCATAGAAAGCATTCTTCATATCAATACTTTCTTGAATAGGTGACGCTGTTTTTTCTTCGTGATCTTTTTGACCAAGCCACTGCTTACCGAGCCAGATTGCCATTGCAGAATTAGTTTCAGACATTCTAAATTGATTTCTTCTTAAGCTGCTTTTACCGCCTTCCGAATACTTTTTATATACGCTCGCGAATGGTTCTTTATAGTTATCTTCAACTCTTCTGATTAAAGTCTCGTGATGTATTTTTAAAAAAGAGGCGATTTCGCTTTGTGTGCATTGAATATGACATAGTTCTTCAAAGATTTTCCAATCTATATCAACCAACGGACGGCCGGTAGGCTTAGTTTTGAAAATTCCACGGGGCATGCAACTACTCATTAAATAAATGAGATTAAACTCTTGTCAAGTTTTTATTTCAACTTAAATTAAAGTAATTTATTTAAAAACAAAATGCTTGCAAGATAAATCGCATATCATTTATGATATGCATATCAGTATGTAAAACATACCAAACCCAAAAGGAGAAACTATGAATAACTTACAAAAAATAGCTACAGACATAAGTGGATACAGCTTAACAGATGAGGCAGGCGCAAGAAACGACTATTTCTACGATTTAGAAACTTACAAAGAACAATTAGAATTTATTAAAGATTATTCTAATACAGTAGACGACGTAATGCCGTTAGATGATCGTGAAGCAAGACAAATTGTAAATTACTTAACAGCAGATTTTGATTGCGGTGATGATCGTTGGTATGCTTTAAATGAACTTGGATGGAATGGATAAGAATGTAGTAAAAAGACAACATTTACCTACATTCTTATCCATTTTAATCTTTTGGGGGATTTGGCAGTGGCATCCAATGGGTAAGATCTTCGTCGTACTCACGGTCGCAACAAGTGCAAATTATAGATTGTAATCTCCATTTTACATAAACAAAAACATTTTCAGCTACGATTATGAATTCGCCATTGGTTGCTAAAACATGAGTTGATGGAGGGGGCATACGATCCTCGAAGCTAATCCATTGCATCTCTACCTCTTTTTTCTCCAATTACCAATTTCCTACCAAAATCTACTTCCTACCAAAATCTACCAATTTGGTATTAAAATAATTTTTATATTTCTGAACCCTGAATAACCCTGAAAATCAAATCTTCGCGGTTGAAGTATTTGATAATTTTTTTTCAAAATAATCCTCTTTTTTAATCCATTTTTTCTTCATATTTGGTTTGATCAAATCGTTTGTCAATCAAAGCTTCTTCCCAATATTGTTGAACTACAGCGTAACTTTTTTCATATGTTTGTTCTAAACATTGTTGAAGTGTTTCCCGAAGTTTATATCTTTTTCTCGCAAATCCTGACATATTTATCCAATCACCAATTTCGTATTAAAAGAAATTTTTATCTATTTTCGCGCTTTAGAAAAATAGTTTTTTGCAAATAAAGCAATTTTATTTTTTTGAATTTTGTAAAAATATATTTTCATTGTACTTATATTTCCGAGACGTGTTAAGTCTGTTAAATCTTGCAAAAAACTTTTTCCGCGAGAACTATAAATGTTATCTGATAATTTTTTTTCCAAAATAATCCTCATTTTGCTAGAGTGTTTGCATAAGTCAAAAATTTCTGTAAATTATTTCCTAACTACTTTCCTTAATTTTAAGTTTTAAGTTTAGCCTTAATGAGAAATCAGAGGAAGGATTGAGGGTTTTAGAACGTCTGATAATTACTATTCTGTTGTAAATCATGTTTTGATAGCAAAATTCTTAATTTATTCTTAACGATGTAAAGTCCAATTTTTAATAAGATTTCTCCCCAAATTTGCGTTAAACTTCAGCTGTTCTATAAAATCTTTTGCTTCTTTAGCATTTTTAGCGTTAAACAAGATAAGAATAGACACATAGTCGCCGATTTCTTGTGCACATACTTCAAAATCTTCGTTTACATATATTCGTGAAATATTTTCTAAGTTGATTAAATCTCCGCATATGTCTTCAATCCACATCTTCGTTTCCTTTTTTAAATCTATCTCTGGTTTTTTCTACCATTTTCTTTATATCTGAAAAAACAATCTCTAAAACTTTTTCTTGAGTGTCTACTTGAAAGTTTTTTGCAATAGTGTAAGCGAGCATTAAAGAGATTGTTTCAATTTGTTCAAAGTGATTAAATTCATTTGACAAATCTTCAATAAATTTTTTACATAAAGAAAATTCGATACGCTTGTCTTCTTCATCTCTCATTTTCCCTTTCCTTAATCTTTTCAGTAATCTCTACAGCTAGATCGAAGTCAATTTTAAACTTGCGAATAAGTACTGAAGGAGAAATCTTTTTCTCTTTAGAGAGTTGTAGGCATTCATAGAATAGATCGGTGTTCATATCATCTTCTATATCCAGCACAATCAAGACACACAAGTCCCAGCGATCTCCATAATTCAACAATCTCAGCATTTTCATCTAAACAAAATAGTACGTCATAGTTGTCTCGAATATGCTTTTCGTAGATTTCTCGTTTGATTTCAACGTCTGGTCGGAAATCATCATCTGGGCGCATGAAAAGATTCTCAAATAAAACATTTGGATGTTCTAATGTTTTATACATATCAAAATCGCCTTCCCATTTATATATCCATTGACCAATCTGAAAACTAGTTAACAATCTAAATTTTTCTTTTCTTGCAGTGACAAATAAAATTTCTAAGCCCCACCAACATTGTACCAATAAATCTACACACCACTCATTCGGAGTGTCGTGAATCATGGCGGCATTGAATGCATTCCAATCTGGCTTCCATTGTTTATTTGTATCTTTATATAAAAATCCAGATTTGCCATTTAAGTATTTATCTGATTCTTCCCAGTTGATAGATTGACTACAATAATATAAATCAAAACTACCGCATTTGTTTTTTACAAAATTGTAATCAACAAAATGTCTTCTATGGTTTATATTCGCGAGCGTTCCGTCAATATCACAAATTATTGCTTTAGTTTTCATATCAACTCCAAAGTTATTTATTATATTACTTCGGTGCTTTAGGAATAGGCATCCAATGACTCACTGAACAACGATCATTTACAAGCCGACAAGCCCATAGCCAATCGTCTTCGTCGGTTTCATTTGGGCAAAGAATAACATAATCTATGTTGAATTCTTCATCTTTATCCGAAAACGTAATAACATGAACATATTCTTCGGGCAATTGATCTTTTACACTTATCCATTCCATATAAATCCCATTGGTTCTCCACCTTTGGCAAAAAATGTCCGCGTTTTCTTTTTATCTTTTTGTGAAGACTCTTTTACTTCTTCCTTTTTTTCAGGATTTCCTCTTATGTGATATATCATGGCAATTATTTCCTCTATGCATAGGTATTCATTGAGATTTGGCCAATAAATTGCATCATTTTCAACGGAAAATTTATAGTCTTGTCTTTGAATCTCATTTGCGTGCCACAATTTTGGGAAAAACAAAATAGGGAAGGAAATACTTACGCCATTAACCATATCAATGACTAGGCAATCTTGAGTAAAGTAAATGTATTCAATGTAAAATTTCTTTTCTTCAATCTTTGCCATAATCACATCCATTTTTTTTAGAAAAAAGAACTCTTCTAAGCTCATAAACACAACAACAACTATTTTTCTTATTTCTTGATAATCTTTTTATTGTTGATTTTTTTGTCATCTGCTTGTTTCTCATCCTGGGAGCCACCAAATGCATATCCATTCCAAGAATCTCCTGTTTTTAAAGATAAAAAATCTTTTAATTCTTCTATTATTACTGTCATTTGTTCAGATTCTTTTTCATTCATTTTTTACCTATACTCATAAATAACTGCCGCAGAAAAATTGTAACTAGTTCCAAAAGCTTCTACTTCATAAATTTCGTATATTTTTTGTAAAATGCCGACTCTATATTTTTTTATCATTCTCAATTGATTCAGTATCAATTTTTACTGAAGAAATGAATTGAAAATTAAAATTAAATTCAGTGTCAGTATTCAGCAAAATTTGCTCGTAAATATGTTTTGCATCCTCTTCGGAATCGGCTTCTATAATTTTTTTTGGATATAGAGTTAGCCTAGCCATGACTTCAAATTTTTGCATGATCCACTTCTAATTTATCTATTACTTCTAGATCTGTAGCCGTTCTCTCCCAAGTTCTTCCTGTAGAAAAAACGGGATCTATTTTTTGAGCAAGTTGTCTTGCTTCATATTCAGTATCTGCTTCTACTTCTACTTTATACCAGTCCATAGAACACACGTTGACTCTATATTTCTTCATCTATTTCCTCTTTGCTATTTACTGAGTCGTTTTCAATTTGAATGCTAAAAAACAGATTTGTGGCAATCGATTTTTTTCTAAAAGTAATTCTTCTTCTTTTCACAAAAGCTTTGTGAAGCTTTATAGCGTCTTCAGCAGAAACGTTGCAGAATTGTAAATCACTAGAATCTCCAACACTGGAAGATAATTCGACATAATATTTAATGTTGTACTCTTCCTTTTTCATCAGATTTGTCTCTATGTTTTTTATTATTCTGTTGTCACATACGTGAGAAAAATATTTATAACTGGCGAAATCGATGTTTTTAAGACACATTCCGCCACTTATAATTATTTCTCTTCTTCTTTAAATTCTTTAACTTGCTTGATGACCATTAAATTAGTTCTTAGAAAAAGAGAACGCCAGAACCCTATTTTTGGAAAATATTTTCTTAGGTGATACCACTTGAAAATACAATATATGAATCCGCCAAAAGGCCATAAAATACCAAACAACAATGTGACTAAAATACTTCCTTCTCTCATGTTAACTCCTAATTTTTGTTAATAAATAAAAAAAATACAGCACTGTGACAAGTTTTAAAAAAAATATTTCACTCTTTTTCACATCAGTGCCCTGGAAAACTTTCAGACCAATAAGTCACGTTATATATAATAGGCTTTCCTTCAACAACAGCGTTTGCCGTAATTCTTACAGTAATTCGCTCGTTTGTAGGCAAAGTAGCAATAAATTCAATTGCGTCATTGAATTGTGAAAACTGCACTGTTACCCAAAAAAACAGGAAATTCAATAGTAGTTTCATATAATAATTCCTATCGGATTGTTCGTTTACATAATATGATTGTCATTACTTAATCTCTTTAATTCTTATTCGTCTAAAAACATCATTTTCGTTAATCAGACCAAGTATTTTTCCAGCCGTTAGTGAAATTCTGGGTCTGTCACAAGATCCGCAAACTCCGTACACTTCAAAACTTTTTGGATCGCACTGATTGCAATAATTCTTATTTTCTTTCATTATTTCGATTAAATCCAAATTCGCTTTCTTGCATAAGTTCATATCCATACCCTTCGTGAGAATTTCTCGTATTTTGTGAAAGATCGTTATAAAAAACTCTCCAATACCCTTGAATAGCGTTTTGATGAACAAAATCAATTTTCACTGTTTCAGCTTGCCGCTGAGTAATATTTCTTAAAAAACTAACTAATTGATCTCTATTTGCTATATTCAAAATTATCCAACCAAAAACCATCGTGCAAAAACGTAAATATTTCATATTTCAACCCAATTTTTCATTCTTTTTCAAAATCCGTCTCCAGATCCATCTCTATTTCCAGATCCATCTAGGTGTGCAAATCCATACCCATATGCATCTTCAAATCCAGATCCAGATCCAGAACCAAATCCATCTCCTTCTCCAGATACACATCCAGATCCAGAACCGTAACTAAATCCAGATCCAAATCCATAGCCATGTCCAGAGCCATGTCCAGAGCCATGTCCAGAGCCATGTCCAGAGCCAAATTCAAAATCTATTACTCTTTCCATACAGGAACTTCTTTTATAGATTTTTTTGCCTCTTCCGTTACTGATAAAATTTCTATTGCTTGTAAAAGTTCTATTTTCCCTACTTCACATGGAAATTTACACTCATTCGGTTTTTTAGTTCCTTCCATCGCAAGTTGAGACAAAGTAGCAGCACCTTCCCAGTACCAGATTCTTCTAGCATTAATTAAAACAACTTCTTGTCCATTTCTGCTTTCTAATTCTCCAGCAAACACTCCAGCTGAATATGTTCTAACAATTACATATGGTTTTTCCATTTTCTTTCCCTTTTGTTTACTTTCTTTTCACATCGCTTTCATATTCCGGATACCTGATCTTATACTTAATATTTCCACAACAGCTTGTAGTTACTTGATACGTCATACAGCGTTCTTTTTGCCATGGAAGAAGTCCGTTATATATCTTCTGTATTGATTCTTCTTCTGAAAACGTCATAATGATCCACGCAAAAAGAAAAGAAAATAACTGTTTCATATAGTAGATTTCCTTTTTCTATAAAGTGTTAACATGCTAACATTGACAGAAAGAAATAGCAAGACAAAAGGCAGGAAGATGACTAAACCCGATTTGTGCTTTATAGTAGCTAGAATCCCTACCGCAATTCATAAAAAGTTGAAGAAATATTGCTTAGAAAATGAAACTTCTGTGCAGAAACTATTAGAAAATTATATAACTTCAATCCTTTTAAAATAATGGATGTTATGGATCAAAATTACGAAAAATCAAAAACACTTCTTTCAATAGAGCAACTATCGCAGAGGCATCCTGCGTTCAGCCCTTCGGCGATTAGGCATCTTATATTTGATGCTAAAACAAACGGGTTTGATCAAGTGATCTTTCGGGTGGGTAGAAAGGTAGTTTTGGAAGAATCTGCATTTGTAAATTGGGTATTACAAAAAAATGAAGTGGAAAACTGATTTTAATAAATCTGACAAACATCGAGAACGGGAAAAAAGAAAATCATTAGAAAAAGAACATTTGAAACGAATCATTGAAACTATTGAAGTAAATTGGAAGGAAGATAAATGCAAGAAGACTTCTTAGACGCAGTTTTAACTAAAAAGATTGATAGACTTGAAAAATGGATGTTTAGGCTTCAGAAAGAGATGCATTTTCTGAAGAACGTGCATTCTTTGAACAAGGGACATAAGATCAATAAGAAGATAGAGCAGTTAGATTTATTTCAAAAAATAGGATAAAAACATGGTGGAAATAGAAAAAATTAATTTATTTTCTGACAGAGTTGAATCTTTAATAAAAGAATTGTCTGTTTCTAGTGATGAAATTTGCCCATCTCTTTTAACTATTATAGCATATGAGATTTATTACAATAATGATAAAGAAGAAAGAGAAAAATTATGCAAAAAATGTTACACAATCACTAAAAATATAATAAAATTTTTAGATATATATAATGGTAAAAAATGATTGACGAAGAAAAAAACGAAGGACTCAGATCCCAACCCGACTCTCCGTGGGGACGCTTTGCGACTGTTAAACAGTTTCGACTTTCGTCTCATCAGGCAAAAAAGGAAAGCTGCACCACAACATTATCCTTCTCGGTGGCCTTGTGCTTTTAATTATCTTCTTCTCCGTAGGCTATTTCCCTACATTCATGTATCTTATCCCTTAATTCTTCCAGCTGATATACTAAGTTATGCAAAAACTCTTCCTGGGTTTCTTCATCAAGAGTTTTAAATACTTCGGCAAAATCTTTGTTTCTGCAAGCAATAGAAGCTCTATTGTCCCAAATTTCATGATCTAGAATAGCATCTAAAAGAACTGAAATTTTACCCAAGTCTTCTACTCTCTCTCTCATTAACAACCCTTTTTCATCATTTTTTTGGCTTTATCTACTTTTGAATCCATCTTCTTGTCAGATTTTAGCAAAGACTTTTCTGCTGAAGATTCTTTTTTTCTAATACTTTGAAAAGCTGATTTAATTTTTTTATCCATATTGCACCCAAATAATTTTTATACGATCATCTGATATATAAACTATTTTTGGAAGAAAAATATGAAAGAAAAATTTGACTCTTTTTTTTGGGTCATGGCTTTGATAATTATACTCGTAACATTAGCAATACTGTTCAAAAAATGCTACTTATCAAAAATTCCAGGAATCTTCTATTAATCGTTCCAGAATCTATGACGATATGATAGAGATTTAAGAAAATATATCATTACCATTTTCCATCTCGGGATATATTTGTATTCGTCTTCCATTACTTCTTGTTTTTTACCTCTTTAGATATAACTTGTTTAACTTGTACATCTTAAATTAAAAAAATTTATTTATAAAGAAAAATGCTTGTAAAACAAATCGCATATCAGATACGATATGCATATCGACACTTAAAGCATATCAATTTTGTGAGGAAAAAATGGATGAAGAATTAGAAATCATTGAAGCAAGAGATGAGGCTAACTCATATATGAGAAAAGTCTATCTTGACAATCTTAAAGACACATACAAAGAAGATTGGGAGCGTGCATATATAATTGGGAAAAGCAAACACAAAGCTGAGCAATTACTGTTAGAATGGACGTTTGAATACGATCAAGAATAGTTTATTTATACGTAAATCTTACATGAAAAAACAAATATGGAATGAACATGGAAAAAATGAAATCAATGCAATTACGATTACCGCATGTTTGGCATGAAATTTTAACGTTTGCAGCTAACAAAAAAAAGCAAACTCTTTCTCAATTTTTGAGAGATGCTTTAGATAAAGAAGTTAAAAAAGAACTTAAGAAAATAGAAGAAGAAGCAAGAGAATTAAAGGAAAATATATATGACCCTAGAATTACAAATTTCAAATAGTTTTCAACAAGACATGGATCAATTGCTTAAAAAATATTTGGATAGCATTCCTGATGATCATATCTATTTTAATTTAGGAATTTCTCTACTTAGACATTTTCTTGAGACAGAAGAAGATGATTTAGAAGCGCTAAAAAAGTATAGAGATATGCTTGTCTCTCATTTAACGACTGCAAATGACATGATTAAAAATATAAGTTTACAAAGAACTAGATCGTATTAACTTCGATAATCGTTTTTGCAACTTCTCCATATTTTTTCTCATTAATCTGAGAAATAACATGAGAGTCGTTAGAGATAATACCGGCTTTTTCTAAGCAATCTTCCATGAGCTTGACCATGTTTGTCAAATCTGGTTTGTGAAGATGTTGAATCTCTCCTTGGAGCATAAAATCTTTTCTTTTTTTAGATGTGGATTCAGGGACAGGCATAAAGAAAACAAACTTAAGTTGAATGGCTCCTGGCAGAGGAGAAAGGGGCCGTTTTTGAGATAAAATTTGAAATAATATGGATTTTTTGTGCGTAGACTTTTTGTCATAAAAGCCTTGCGAGCCTTTGACAGGTGCTGCCCACGGTACTGGATCGCCTAGAATTTCATATGCATACATAAAAATAAATTTAAAGGAAATCGCGATGACAATTCAACAAGAATTACAGAATATAAAAAAATTATCTAGCGAACTAGAAATAAAACTAGATTCTATAAATGAAGTAATAAAAGAAATTCAAGAAAACTTGAGAATGGTTCCATTTTATTTTGAACTTTTTTTACCCGATGATAGTTGTATTTGTTGGGAACCTAAAGAAAAAAAAATTATCTATAAGGATTCAGATTATCCTGAAGGCAAACATGCCCTTAGTTCTTCTATAGCTGACAGAATAAAATTTCATTCGTATTTATTGGAATTCGTAAAATTAATAAATGAAGAATTTAAAAATAAATTTTAATTTAAAGGAAATCAAAATGGAAAACAAAGAAAAAAGTAAACTTGATGAAGCATTAGCAAAAGCTCAGGATCAATTTGATACTGTAGTATTTGACAAAGTCAACCCACATTTTAAAAGCAAATTTGGAAGTATAGCTGCAATTAATAAAGCTACACGGCCGGCTTTGTCTAGAAATGGGTTATCTCTTACTCAACGTTTTAATCGAGATCCCGAAGGTATTATTTTAATTACACGCCTGGGTCACGAAAGTGGAGAACTTTTAGAATCTGAAATATTAATCATAAGAGCAAATAAGACTGATCAGCAATTAGGAGCTTCTTTCACATATATGAGAAGATATTCAATCATTGCTATTTTAAACGTTGTTGCTGAAGAAGAAGACGATGGAGAGGTAGATAGAAAAAAATCTGAAGAAACCATTTCTGAAGAGGAAATTGAAATGATAGAAGTTTTATTAGAAGAATATCCCCACAGAAAACAAAAACTTATAGATATGTGTAAGGGAAATCTCAACAACATGAAAAAATCTGTTTATCTGAACACGATCGATTGGATAAAAGCTCCTCCAAAAACAAAACAAGAGGTTTAAAATGGAAATTGAATTAGTACAAGGATCGCAAGAGTGGCTGGATTTTAGATTAAACAAAATCGGAGCTTCTCAAATTGCAGCCATAATGGGCCTTTCTCCGTTTTCATCCAGAATTGATGTGTATAACGAAATTAAGGGTCTAAAAACGAAGTCAATGACAAAAGCAATGCAAAGGGGTAAAGATTTTGAATCAGACGCTTTATCAGCACTAGAAATAGAAACGGGTTTTCTTCTTAGACCTGCTGTTTTTCAAAATGATCAACTTCCATGGGCTTTTGCTTCACTAGACGGAATCAGTCTAAACGAAGATCTTATCGCAGAGATAAAAGTACCTGGTAAAAATTCTTTTGAAAATATGAGAAGAGAAATTCCCGTATATTATCAATATCAAATGCAATGGCAAATGCTAGTCACTGGAATCAAGAAAAACATTTTTATGGTGTACTCTGAAAATGAATTTTACATGCACTCATTGGACTACGATCCAGTTCTTGCGGACAAATTGTTGGAGTGTGGTCGAGATTTTTACGAAAATCACATCTTACCTTGTATTCCCCCAGAGCCAGAAGAAGATGAACCCGTATTTTGTGATGATCCGGTTTTTTTAGATCTTCAAGAAAAATATGTGCTGTGTGATGCGTCTTGTAAACAATTTGAAGCAGCAAGAGAAAAATATAAAAAAGCAATCATTGAAAATTTCTTTGATGACACGGCAGTAAAGGGAAAACTGTTAGTTATAAAAAATCAATCCAGAAAAGGGGCTCTTGATGAGAATGCAATGCTGTCAGATGGCATTGATCTAAACAAATACAGAAAGCCTAGCGTGAATTTTCCGGTGATTAAACTTTTAAAAGAAGACAAAAATGATAGCCCATAAATATTAAATAAAATATTATACATATCGTAAAGAGCATTTATTTTCATAGTTGACTCCTTTGACCTTGTTAGAACGAAAGTTTTGACAAGGTTTTTTTTTAAATTTAATCTGTGAAAAATGGATATGCGAATAAAACTTCTCTAGGGAAGTTTTAGATTTAATTTGCAAGAAATGACTTTGAAAACTAAGATAAAAACATTTTTAAAGAAGTGGGCCTGAACGAATCGTTTAGAGGCGGCTTTTTCAGAGCCCACATGGATAACTTACTTATGGTCGAATAGTATATTTATACTAGATTTTTTTTCAAATAAAATCAAAGACAGGTAAAGAAAGTTATCCTACAACCGTAGGATTTCTTAAATGTCGCTAGAAGATTCTCAATTTCATCACGTAGAAATATTAGACAAACTAACAAAAAAAGAATTTCAGATCGTTAGGTCTCTGTTAATTATTTTTAAAAGCCATAGGGACAAGAACTATAAATACTCTTACCCATCCATTCCTCTCATAGCGAAAATTGCTAAATGCTGCCCCAGAACAGTTAATACATTCATAAAAAAATACGAAGGCATTGTCTTTACTCATAAAAATAGAAAACATGGGGCTACGGGCAAAAATCTACCAAACCTTTACAAGTACAACGTTGCATTTTTCGAGACACTAATTTTGCTGGAATTTCATCACTATTTGCACGACTGGAAAAGATACAGAAAAAAGGTGCATTCAGGATTGATGAATAACGCTGATTTTCTCAATGAAAAAACCATAAAAGTCTTGCAGTTATCAACACACAAATTGCGCGCGGAAAACCTAGCAAAATTGCGCTGTATTAATTCTTATATAAATTCTTCTAAGAATATAGTACTTAAAGAAGAAGTGCCATCAACAGAAAAAGAAAAAAGATTCGGAATACTTCAAGGAGAGGCAATTTCCTACCAGCAAAAATCTTATTTATCACACAACTTCTCTCCGGAAAGCGTTTATAAATCGGTTATGGATCTAAGATACGTAAAATCTAGGGAAAACGTGGCAAATATAGGAGGTTTTCTCTATGCAAAAGCGATGGAACACACTATCAAAGGAATACAACAAACTGGAAGGAGACTAAACTTATGACAAAAATTTACTTTAAAACAAAATCGTTGGATCAAAATTAACAAGAGATTACAATAAAATTTACCTGGAGATCTTCATGAAAAATATGAAAAAAATAAAATCTCAAGAAGAAAATGAAATAAAAAAAAAAGAAATTAGGACTTTGCTATTTGTTGCATTCGTTGCCATAGCTACAATTTTTATCTATAACGAAAAAGACAAAGAAGAAGAAAATAAAATATCAATGATTCTTGGAAAAGGTCGAGATCTTTGCTCCGCTGAAGCCATGGATGACTCAGAATTATAGATTAAATAAAGTATTGAAAAACTACAGAACGAGCAATTTCTATGAACCAAGTCACTCTAGTGGGCTACATTGGTAGCGATCTAACAACTAAAACTTTTGACAATGAAAAAAAACTGACTACATTTTCTTTGGGCTGCAAAGCTAGAGGAAAAGAAAAAACGATATGGTACCGCATTTCTTTATGGAATGGGAACTTTGAATCTATTTATCCATACCTTAAAAAGGGTGGACAAATAGCCATATCAGGTGAATTGCAAAAACCTAGAGTTTTTAATGACAAAGAAGGAAAGCCTACTACTTTACTTGAAGTTGTTCCCTACAGCATTAATCTTCTAAAATCTAGTTCAGAGGAAGGATCTGTTACAAAGCCTGTACAAGAATCTCCATCAAAATCAGATCTGGGAAAACATTTTCCTCCTTCCGTTTTTGATGATACGAATTTGCTCTTTTAACAAACAAAACAAAGGATAGAAAATATGTTCGACAAAATTTTTGAAGCATTAGATAACGATCTAGGAGAATTTGAAGACTTCGTTTCAAGTTTAAAACAATTCATGCGTTGTATAGAAGACGGTGGAATGCAAAACAAAACTCTTAGAAACGAAGCAATTGATGAAGTTGCAAAATTTATTCTAGAATATAAAAGTAAAAAATAAATAATTTAATTTTTTTAGACCCAATATTTGCAACTGATAATATATATAAATTAGTTTATATATTCTGTAATTATTATAATTCCTGAAGCTCCTTCCCCACCCATCGCTCCTGTACTTCCGCAAGAATTTCCACCACCACCTCCACCACCGTACAAAAATCCGTTGCCACCCGATTCATTTGTTGGGCTTCCTCCGACTCTCCCACGTCCTCCTGCTCCAAGAAAAGATGCTCCACCAGGACCTGAGCTAGAAATAACAAGTGAGATTGAAACTCCACCAACCCCAAATGAGAAGTTGCTGGTTCCTCCAGGAACGTGTAAATATCCACCGACACCTCCACTGCCACCTGCTACCCCTGGTTGACTTGACGAAGACGCAGATGAGTCGCCAAAACCTCCGATTCCGCCCAATGTGGTCAATAAAATTCCAAACGTTGTATTTCCGCCTAATGATCCATTTCCACCAATAGAACCTGCACTTCCTCCAACTCCTATGGTTACAGTTTGCGAAGGACCTATTTGAGAATCTGTAAACAATCCCTCGGCATATTCTCCACCACCACCGCCCGAGCCAGCTGAATTGTTAGTTATAATTCCTAATTGCGATGCAGCTCCTCCACCTCCACCGCCTCCTGCTTGCGCTTGCACTTTACAATACGTCATTCCTGGCGTAGGAGTATAAGTACCAGAAGAAGTGAAAGTTTGAACATTTATTTGAAAAGGGGTTGTAGGTGAAAATTGCTGAAATATGATTGGGTCAGTGCCAATTGTTATAACATCTGCTGTTTGAAGCCAAATAGTTCTTGCAAATGTTGTTCCTTGCTGAACGGGAATTAAGTTTCCCTTTGCTATTGGAGGTACTGTGTTGTAATCCGTAGAGCGCGTAAGAATCCAATTTGTCGAAACACTTCCTATGTCAGTTACTACATATACTCCGTTCTGAAACTGTGTAGTCTGCGCTTGAACTAAAACTCTGTTACTTACAGACAGTGAAACTCCATCTATAACTAGAGCTGCTTGTGTTCCTGAATTAGTTAAAGTAGCTCCAACACCAGCAGCTCCATTGCTATAGATTGCTGTTAAATTTACTGTTGTTGCAACAAGAGTTGCTTGTATGAATGTAAATCCAGCTGCTATTTGGTCTACATAGGCTTTATTAGCTCCATCCGTTGCGCTAACTGGAGCGTTAGTAATAGTAATTGTACTTACAGTGGGAGAATCTGTAGAAGAAATATCAGAAGTTCCGTTTCCCTGTAAAATCTGTCCTGCCGTAAATGTATTAGCTCCTGTTCCCCCGTTAGTTACGGGAACGATGCCAGTGATTGCAACCGTTTCTGTGTTTGTGCCTGCATTTCCGGCTACTGTAATTACAGATCCATCACCAACCAAATTTATGTTTCCGTTTGTATCGGAGCCAACAATAACTGAATCATTACCGGTTACTGTCTCGATTGCAGGTCTTACATTTGACAGATCTTGCCAAGTGGCTACTCCTCCAAATAAATTACCTAAAATAAAAAATTGAGCCGGATTCACTGTATAGTAAATCCATATATCACCTATTTCTGCATTTATATCAGTGGGTAACGGAGCCCTATTATTTCGTATAACATTCGGTGGGTTTTTTGGTAATACACCTAAATAGCCTTGCGGATTTGAAGAAATTGAAGACATTTTTTCTCTTATTTTATGTTTGAATATATTCTGTTATCATGACAATTCCTGCGCTACCGGCTCCTCCTGATTGCGCTCCCCCTTGATACTGAGATGCACCGCCTGATCCGCCAGCCCCATAACCTGTAGCAGTATTTCCATTTGCTCCAGAAACAGTGTTTCCATTGACTTCTTGTCCGCCAGCTCCATATATTCCGCTTGCTCCGACTCCGCTTATGCTTACTTGAAGTCCTGTTAACTTTATAGAAAATGAAGATCCCCCAGACGCTCCTTTAAAACGAAGAGATCCGCCTGATCCGCCAGTGCCTCCGGCGCCACCTGTAACAACTGGATCTCCAACACCTGCTCCATTTCCACCCGTTGCGCCAACAGCTGTGATTATAGCGCCAAAAGAAGAAGTGCCACCATTGCCCCCAGGATTATTTCCTGCTGCACCTCCAGCTCCTGCTGTGCCAACAGTTATAACTTGAGAAGCTCCGATTGTAGCAGCTGATACAAAACCTGAAGCATATTCACCGTACCCACCACCGCCCGATGCAGAGTTGTTGGGTATTCCCTGATTTGCTACTCCACCACCACCTCCTCCTCCTCCTATAACTTCAACATATGCATAGGATAAACCAGTTGTAGGTGTATACGTTCCTGACGCGGAAAAAACCTGTTTATTTAAAGTAAGTCCTGAAGGCGAAACTCCCCACGGGTAATTATTTCCTGCTTCGTCCTGGTAAATAGGAACTGAAAGTCCTGTGATTCCGCTTACGGAAGAATAAATCTGTGCAGCAATTTGGCCTCCGCCAAAAACTGGCGGTGGATTTCCCGATAGTATAGAAATCCCATGCGAATGAAAAAACGTCTCTGATGTATTTTCAAATGATATTGATCCGATTGCAAAATTTGCATTGTACATAAGGATTTCTGAGTTATCTAAAACGTCTTTAGAAAGCGTTATTTGTGCGCTAGACCCAAATCCATTTGATGTAACCGAACCCAAAAAAATAGAATTCCCAGACCCATCATCTAAAGTATTGTTAGTTGTATCTACAACACCTGTAAAAATAGGATTGCCTTGCACAGACACAATAGGATTTTCGGGGTCTGTGCTATCTACCGCAATGTTTGATCCAGCTACAATAGAATCAACCGTACCAACATTTGGATTAGACGTTACTTGATAATTTGACATGAGTTCCTAAATACAATTTATAAAAATTATATTTCTTTTTTATTTCTGTTTTCTAATTTTTCTCTTTGTGATCTGTCTTTGTATTCAGGATGAGAAAAAATAAGTTCGGCTAATTTTTCATCGGAAGTAGGAATTAATTCATAATATTCTTCGAGCTTATCTTTCCAATCCTTTTTCAATCTTTCCATGCAGTTTTCATACTTATGCATCAGTATGTAATGTATTCTTCTTTTCATATCCTCTTCGAAAATCTCAGAAGGTATGTCATTTTTAATTACTTTCTTTTGGGTTTCTGAAAGTGTAAATAATTCTTTTCCGTCTACTTCTATTTTCATATTTTCCTTCTTTTTAACATGCTAAATAACCGGTGAAAAAAGTTTGCATATTTAAATCTCCATATAAGTCATCTACTTTTCCTCCGCTGTCGGTGCTTTGAATTCTCACTGTACATACATCTCCTGCATCCATATCAACTAAAGCTGAAAGAGGATTACCGGATCTTGTAAATGAAGATTGTGGAGTTGAATAAAAATAGTTTCTGTTGGATGTACCAAAACTTGTGTCAATGAGTGAAATATTAGTCCCCTGATAAAGAAGAGCACCGGCAGAAAATTGATATCTTCCCGTAATCGGAGCTGTAAACACTCCAGTTGCGTTATTATAATTTCCTGCTTGGTCAAAAACTTCCGTATCAAAAATAATTGTAAAAAGGGTAAGGTCTCCGGTTACATTGTTAGAAACAAAACTTTTATAAGCGGAAAAAGCAGGCTGAAGAGGATAATTAAATTGTCCTGATGTATTAGCTCTCATTACATTAGTAATACCAAGTGTGGTAGAAGCGCTTATTACAAGAGAATCAGAATCAGAGTTATCCACTCCTAAAGTCCAGTTCGTTACTCCTGTTACAGTAAAAGTTGCTACGGCATCTCCTGAGCTAGCACCACCCGTAGTAAGTTGCAATCTGGCATTAGATGCTGCGTTGGTATTATCAGTATTAGATACCGTTAAAACTCTTGCAGTACCAGCTGTTGTGCTTGTATAGGAAAAGTTATTAGCTACAGTAAGTCCAAGCGAAGGAACTCCAGTTCCGCTTGTAACCAGAACACTATTATTAGCAGTAGCTAAACCAGCTACTGTGTTTGTAGCACTGGAATAGAGAAGTTGACTTACTGTCGTGGTTGCAGGATACGTTGCAGTTGACCAAGCAGGTGCTGTGGCATTTCCTGACAATAAAACTCTATTTGCAGCGGCTACCCCTGATAAAATAGCCATTGCACTTGATGTTGAATAAACAATTCCACCATTCGAAGCTGTCAAGTTTGCGTTTGTTCCCCCATAAACCAAAGGAATCAAAGAAGCATTCCAAGTTCCAGCTGTTATTACACCCGAGTTAGAGACCGTAAATTGAGAAGCAGAACCAGCGGATAAAGCTCCTATAAAATTAAATCCAAGAGCTGATCCACCTGTACCAAATGTAAGTGGTTGGCTGGGTGTCGAAGATAAAGAAATAGTTGCAGTATTTGTGCTTGCTCCAATTGCAAAACTAACCCCTCCAGCTCCTGCGTTACTTATGCTTAACGGAGTGAGCAAAGACCCAGAAGACCCTGAATGCGTCGCAACGGGAACCGACAAAGTAGTTGTCGATGGATTGTATGTCAAAGAGCTGTTTACGTTTATTCCTAAGTTTCCACTTGTTGCGCTCATAAACGCAGGGAAAAAGCTAGCATTCGTTGTTGTGGATGTTACTGTGCTAGTTGTAGACGTAGTAGCTGTCGTAGCATTAGAAGCTGTTCCTGTCAAGTTAGCTGTAATAGTGCCTGCGCTAAAGTTTCCAGATCCATCTCTTTGAACTAGTGTGCTTGCTGTATTTGCGTTTGTGTACGCAAGACTTACTAAATTCTTGCTTCCGTTTGTTACTACAGCTTGTGATGCCGTAAGAGCTGTGATTGCTCCCAACTCAGTTATATTAGCTTGCACGGCTGATGGAAGTGTTGTACTTAAAGAAGGAACTCCCGATCCGTTAGTTACAAGCGTAGAATTATTAGCTATTGCAAGGGATGTAAGAGATCCAGATGCATTCCCTATTTGAATTGCGTTTTGTGTTGTTCCCGACACGGAAACAATGGGATTTTCAGGGTCTGTGTTATCTACATTGATGTTTGCTCCAGCTACGATAGAATCAACCCCACCCGTATTTGAATTTGAAGTTACTTGATAATTAGACATTCTTTCCTAAATATAGCTTATAAAAATTTTATCTATATCCTGTGATATAA